GAAAGCGCTCATGGGTTAGAATTCGATTTCGTCGTCCCACCTCCTCACAGTTGAGTAGGGCTGTAAAAGCTGATGAATTCAGCGTAGTAGAACCCACTCAACCACTGAGTCTTGCTCGACAACCCAAAGACAGTTAAGAGGCTAGGACATTTGTCCCAGCCTCTTGCATATAAAAAATGGAGCCGGTGGGAGTCTGACAAAAGTTTATTTATCAACTTATATCATGTTTTGGGTCTGTTTTTGGGTCTGATTGTCAAATTTTAATGAATAAATGGAACTTTCTAATTTCTTTCTATTATAATAGACAATTTTTCGAATGTCTATTATAACAGACAAAATTGGAAAATTTATTTTATTTTTAATTCTTCCGCAAAATCATATAATTTTTCAGCTGTAAGTAGGGCCATTTTATCCATACTAGTTTTTCCTTTTCTAAGGTCAGATACTGTAGACCAAGGGACGCCTGCGCCTTTGGCAATTGCGCTTGTGCTTATCTCGCTGTTTAATAACTTTTCTATTTGTTCTCTCATTTAATAACCCTCTTATTTCCGTCTATCTTTTAAAATCAGCAGAAATATAAAAAATACGATTGTGAAGATTGGTAAATATTTCATTTTATTGACCGATATGATATAATCATGGTAGGTGTAAGGGGCTTTCGCCCCGACCTACCAGAGCCTTACTTGAACCGCTTTGCTTTGCTCGGCTTGCGTTCTTTTGGCTCTTTTTTTATTGCTATGATAACACTTGCGATCCCTGTTAATAAGGTTCCAGTTGCTACCATTAGTTCAGCAATCTCTGATATTTTCATATCTTCCTCCTTTCTGATTATATTATATCACGGTATGCCGTGACTGTCAACACTTTTTATAAAAATAATTAGAGATTTTTTAATCTGGAACTAGTTTCAGGCAACAAAAAAACCCTCCCAATTAGGGAGGGGGTGTGTCTTATATGTTTATGTATTATAGATTTTCTGGCCACGGATCGTCCGTCGTGTATGACATACTAGTAAATCGTAAATCTCCGATATCTCTGTCAGTAGGAATGGGGTCATCAAATTGCAAGCGCAAATGATTATAATCACCTTGCCCACCCAGATAAAAAGTTCCCAACCGTTGGCCCTTGTCGTTGGTCATGATGCCTAGTTTTGAGTTGAAGGAACGAAAACCGACGGGTACACCGCCGTTGCTTAAAATAAACACGTTTCGATCACGGTCTGACCCTTGCGCAACATAACCCTGTGCGCCTCTGCGTTTGATACCGAACCAGCCCCACGATAGACCGCCAAAACTGATTTCTACCGTAGAGTTTATGCGTCTAAATTCCACATATGCGTTGGTTTGAGTTGAGCTGAGGTTTTTTGGCCTATATTTTACGTCACCGACCAATACAGACCAAGCGCCAGAACCAGTCCCCGAGCCTTTTTTAATCCACTTCACCGCTCCATTTTTAGCCGTTGTATCTGTATATATTGTACCGATGTCAGCATTCAGATTGTACGGGAAGCCTTGACCTTTTAATTCTGTACTCGCACCGCTTCCAGCGTTGTTGGCTGAAATTTTTCGTTTTAGCTCTTCGAACTCATTCTTATTTACGAGTTGGCTTGTATCCACCGTTGGAATTTTAGAGCGTGTGACAAACGGATCACCACCGTTTGCCAATTTCGTATCGATCAAAGCATCAAGACCTAATTCCAAGTGCTTGTCCTTGATATTAGTCGTCATCTGATTTTGAAGCGTCGCATACGTCGGAAAGATCTTGTATGCTTCTGTTGTCGTCAACGCTGACGCTTGCTTTCCTTGGATATCTCCAATATCACGCCCGATCTGTTGGATTGCTTCTTTTAGTTTATCCATTCAGCGCCTCCTTTTAGAGACTGTTTTTCGCCGTGGTATAAATCTGTACGAAGTCAGTATTTTCGAGATCCGTGAATTTTTGGCCAAGTTCAGTCATTTTAGAAACGATAGCCCCATCAGAGCTACTTCCATCAGAGATTTTCTCAGCAATCTCTTTTAATGTATCTAAATCTTCAGGCACACCTTCACCTAAGATGGCTGTTTTGACACCTTGAATGGCTGTATCTAATTGTTGCTGTGTGATACCTCCTTGTCCAATTTCTGACTTATCTGCTTTGTTGGCAAGTGTGGTTTTAATCTCTTTGATATCAGAACCCACAGCTTGAGCAAAAGATGTTAGTTTCTCTGTATTTAAAGTCATATTTCTTCCTTTCAAATTTTAGCTAAATTATAAAGTGTAGTCAAATCTGGCAATTCTTCTATCTCTGGCCCATTTGGATGTGCTGCGATATACTTATCGATTTCAGTTTTGACATCGTTTCTTACAAGCGAAAGGACTTCCTCGCTTGTAAATTCATCTGCTGAACGTGTGATTTCCAAGCGAGTCGAGCGGTCACTTGGGAAAATGTATCCACCACACACGATCTCGACTAGATATGATCCGATTGGCAAAACTTTTTCAAGTTTGAAAGTCACTTTTGATTTCTCGACAAGGCTTTCAAATGTGAGCTTGCCTTTTGAATTGTAGATTCTAATAGTTGCATTTCGCCCATTCAACTCATTGACAGGCTTGCATCGTTCATCCAATAGCTCATAACCAAATAGAGAAGCGGAGTCGCCTTGCTTGACGACAGCCCCTCCTTCGAATTGCATTAGATTCGTAGAATTTAATAGTGTCATTAAATCCTCCTTGTTTTAAGAGAATGACCCGAAATCTGTAATCCGTTGACCATTCTCTGATTGACCGACTGCTACATAGCGACGATTGCCGGATGCACCGATGTAAGTGATCCAGATATAACCATCGTTATCTAACCAGCCGTCGTAATTGATTTCTTGGCCAGCAGTATAGACTGCCACAATCTCACCAGCAAGACCAGCAGAAGACCGTACATTAAGAGCTGATACTTCGACTGTGAATGTACCTGTCTCTGGGTTGAATCCATTAGAGTCAACCGTGAGGGGCTCAGCTGGGGTGATAGGTGTTACTTCTGCCGGCTGATCATCGACTGGGAAATAGAACCAACCGACAATGCCAGTAAAATCACGGGTATTATATCGTGCTGGGCCACCGACGTATAGACTATCTGCATTGCCATCGATATTCTGTTCGATGGTACGCATGGTGTAGCCATCTGAGTCTTCAATAACTAGCCCAGTGTGCCCATACGAATGACCGGCGATGTAAGTTGTATCCTGTACAAATGCTGCACCAGCACGAGGGGAAGATGATACATCACCTACGACATTGTAGACGACTTCATATCCGGCATCTCTAGCCGAGTTAAGTAAATCAATCGCATTGCCCCAAAGAGTTCTACCAAAAAATGTAATAGATAAGTCATTTACTTCGTCAACGCATTGAGTTCCGTATTTTTTATCAGCATCAACTCCAATACCAGCATCTGCGAATGCTTTTGTGTGATTGATTAAGTCAATAGTTCTTACCATGTTGTTTCTCCTTTAAATCAAAAGCCACCACCCAAAAATAGGCAGTGGCTAACAAAAAGATTGTTGCTTTGAGAGTAGCTCTCTTAATCATTATTTGGCTCATGGTAGTCAAGAGCTCGTGTGCTATCACTTAGGCCTGTTGTGGTAGGGTCATTGACGACACCAACCAAAACAAAGACCGCAAATAGCACATTGACGAATACCAAGATTTTATCAACAGTTTGGCCAAATTCTAACTTGATGCCAAAAATATCAGCAAAAGCCTGGAAGAGCAATGCCAAGGCTGGCACAAGAGCAAGCCAAAAGTTTTTGTTTTTCAAACGTACAGTCCAGTTGATTTTCATAGTTGTTCCCTCACTTCTAATTTGATGTATTTATTAAAAAGGGCGTCAATGTAGCCATTTCCGCCTAGCTTTTTATAACTTTGATGCATTTTGTGGATTACATCCGACTCGTGTACAGACGTGTGACCACGTTTAAGAGCAGTATTGATATCACGTTCTAGCCTCAAATACATTGTGACTAGGTGCGCTTCGTCATGAATTGCTAACTTTTCGTTTACTTCATTAATTTTCTTGTTGTTGTCCTTGCCAACTTCTTGGACGGTTTCTACAGCGTGTTGGATTGAGCCTAATTCATCTTTAATCTCATCAAATTGTTTTTTACTGAGATTAGAAGCTGTGACAGCTTTCATGCCGAACCACCCAGAAGCAATTGCTGTAAGTGTTGGCCCAAGGTGTGCGATTAAATCTGCCAAGCTCATTAATCACCGACCTTCCCACTAGACACCAGGTTGTGCCACTGGTTGAGTCTCAAGGTTCCCAGAGGGTTGTCCTGGCTTCTCTTCTTTTGGTTTAGTCCATTTCCAGATGCCAATCTTACCGTTTTGGTAAAGATTATCCAGTTGCTCCAAAGTTTCCCCTTGATAAGTAAATGGCTCATTTACTTGGATCATGATGCGCTTGCCTTCGCTAAATGCCTCGGTATGATTCGGGTCAAAGATGGTAAAGATTTCTTGTGCCTGATAAGTCTTACCAGTTTGACCGAGAGCTACCAATTCGAGACCACGTTTGAATAATGTTGGATCCAGTGGATTGTCGATATCCGTTACACGAACCAACACGTTCCATTCTGCCACGTCTTTAATTTGCTGGATTTGTTGCGTCTTCTCCTCGTTGTCCTTGGTCAATTCTTGGATTTTAGCGATAGCTTCTTTGTTAGCTTCTACTGCCTTATCAAGTTCTTTCTTGATGGTCACAACCGCCCCAGATGTGTCCAATTCCATGCGCACGATGTTCAAGACTGCCTCAACCAGTGTCGCATCATCTTCTGTCATGCGATTTGTTGGCAAAATTTCCTCAAAGACACGGTATGGAAAATCTTGCTTGATTGCCACTTTCGTAGTGTTAGCTACTGCATCATATGATTTAAATTGTAATTTGTAATCCATTAGTTTGTTACCTCGTTTTTATTCTTAATTTCTTCAAAAAGATCCTTCAAGTCCTTATCGGACTCTAGGACAGAGCGATATGTTTCCAGCTCTTGAATGAGCTGTGCTTTTTCCTGTTGTGCTTCATTTAATCGAGCTTTAAACTCAGCTTCATTGATTGATTTACTAGCTAATTGATTAGCTAGATCTGTGATGATTGATACATAAGTTTGTTCGTTCATTTTTCACCTCTATTATTTAATATGATCTCGATCATAAGAAAATGTGTCTAACATATTTTGCACTTTTCCCTTCATCGCACCAGTCATGTTTATCTGACCAAGAGCGTGGGCCCACAATTTCCACAAAGCGGCCACACTTTCATCGAGACGAATAAATTCGGTTGGGGTGTCCGTATCTGATTTTGTTTTTTTAGGAATAACAAAATGCCTACACCAAATTTCAGAGTTTTTCTTCCACAGGCCGGGGGTTAATGTCTGGGTTACTACGCTAAAGT